TTCTTGGAATTCAGGCAACGGACCTTTGCCTGCCGCATCAGATCTTCCTAGCCAAACATAATCATACTTGTTTGCATTCTTTAAATTAAAACCAGCTATGCTTCTAAATGCTTTGGCTCTGCTAATATATTGTCCACAAGGAAAATTGTCAACATTAAAACTAGGATCGTAATCTTCTACTTCAATAAACTTAGGATTGTATATGCTATACTGATTAAGAATAGTTTCCTTGTTATTTTTTACTATCTCCCAATCGGGCGGATAGTATTTTGTTACCGCAGATGTTTCTGGGCGTGTACCGTCACCGTAGCGATACTTCTCATTGTCTTTGGTCCACTTACCAATTTGTGTCCAACTGTGTATGTATGTGTGTACCTTGTACTTCTCACATAACTGTTTATAGATTTCATCTTGCTTGTATGTTTCTGCTACTAGTCTAGCTTCACCGCCAATAACGTATGCTAGTGTTTTCTTTTTCATCTGTACCTCACATGGGTATAATCATTCTTTATACTTTCGTTTAGATCCATAGCCACGTAATCATGTCCGTACAATGTAAGGTCTGGAGGAATAAGTCCTTTAAACTTTTTATACTTTAATTCTAACTGCTCCGGCTCTTCATTCCAATGTAACATTTCGCTTGACCAAATGTTTGTGGTCCATAATACTTTGTTACCCTGTTGGGCTTGTATAAGGTTAAACAAGTTTTCACTTTCGTTAACAATATCTATTTTGTAGAAGTTATGTTCAAGTTCTACATACCTATCCCACAACTGTTTAAATGCTATTGCACCACCAAATTCATTTAATTCTTGATGCCAATATGACTCGTAATTGCCTCTATACGTTGAGCTGAAGTTATACTTTAGGTCGTGTTCCAGTAGCCATAGGTGTAAATCCAAGCCATCCCACGTCTCTAATAGGTGTCTTTTGTATAGTAAACTAGCATCGCACCAATCAAAGTAGTGTACCCTTGTAAGTTCGTTGAATCCGTTTGTGTTTAATATTGCTAAAGGCTTAAAGCCTGCGGCCGCACTAAACAAGTGATCTATAGTTCCTGTGCGTTTACCTTCTGCTGATAATGTTTCTGTGTTAAACGCATATACTCTATCCTTTTCAATTTCTTCTTGATATCCTAGTTTGCGTATCCACGCCTTTTGATTATACTCTAATGTATCTACTATAGGATCATATCGTTTGTTTAACCATACTTTTTCTAATGACTTGCTTTTATTGTATGGATATAAGAATACCTTGCACTCACGCATATCTAAAGTAAGGTTGTCTATTTGAATATTGTTTCTACAAGCTAGGTCAATCCAGTTGCTACCGTCTGATGTTATTTCCCATTTAGATTCGCCTGTATCTGATCTTACCCAAGCTGGAGTGTATTCACTGTTTACTGTATTTTTACTGAACGTTACATTTCTGTATGTAGGTTTTCTATCATGGAATATGCCTAGTTCATCAAACTCTGGCTTTCCTAGTTCTGTCCATTTGTCTAAATTAACAAATAGGTATTGTCTGTGCAATCCGGGATAAGCACCATGTGTTATATAATGGTGTTGACTTTTCTTGTCCATGATATGTCCAACTACAAAAAAGTCTGGTTTGTCTTTTGCGTATTCTAAACTTTTTGTAACTAAACTAGGTCCTCTAAATAACAAAAGACCTTGACAAGCAATCATGCAATATTTTTTATTCTTTTGTATTGCATTTTCTAATAACTGTTTTACACTACTATCAAAGCCAACGTATGAAGCTAGTTTCATTTTTAACATACGATTAACATAAAAGTATGTCATGTCGAATGTACGTTTACTTACAAACTCGCTTTCTATATCACGAGATATGTCAAGTATACCTATACCTACTTCGTTATTGTTTGATAAATCCTCGTAGTATCTATCTACTGATAGACTATTCCAATCCTTCATGCAGTCTATCCTTATTCGTGTAATAACTTTTTCTTAAAATATAGAAGAAGTCTCTTGCACGTCTACCTATTTCAGAATGTATTATCATATGTATTCTTGGTTTGTCGCTTTGATTCCATACACTATGTACGTTGCTTATATCCATTAAGAAAGCACTACCTTGATCTTTGAAAGGAACTATACCTTGGTCCTTCATTACAAATACACAACCTTCAGGATTATTTAAACTGATGTTGCATACACTTAAACGTTTTTCTTCGTCCTTGCGATCTTGGTGTGGCATAATGTATCCACCTGGTTCCAATAACATAAATCTTACTCTGTTAAGATATTCTGCTGGCCATACATCTGTTAAAAACTTTTTAGTTTCGGGACAGTTATCTGCTACCCAAGTCCAATCTAATTGTTTTAAAACTTCGTCACGTTCTAGTCCGTAACTGTTTAGCGATTGCGTATCTTCATTAAGTCCGTGTAGTGTAAGGCTCTTCCAACCATGTCCGTAATCATCCCTATGACTGTGAAACTTATCAATTAAGTTTTCTGCTTCTACATACATACCATTAAAAGGTTGTTTGTCTAATGCACTTAAATGAAAGTAAGGCCACTGTGATTCTTCAAGTAACCATTGTACGTCAAATAGATCTGGGTATTGTTTGTTAATGATTTTACCGTTTTCTTTGTGGAATGACATGAGATGTTTCATAGTAATATTTACCGCCAGGTCCCAGTTAAATGCTCAGTTTTGAGCTTAAATAGTAGTATGCCATATTTAAATCCAAAGGACATAGATACAATAACTGTTGACTTTACGAGCTATTGTAATGCTATGTGTGGGAATTGCAGTCGTAATATAGGTGGTACAGAAGTTAATCCACAGATGCCTCTCGAACACATGAAGCCTAATACATGGAAGAAATTGTTTACAGAGGAGATATGTGAAAATATAAACAAGATTGTTTTAAATGGTGCGTATGGAGATCCACTACGTAACCCTTATATATTTGAGTGCTTAAATTATTTGCGTAATTATAAGATGCCTGAAATACATATACATACTAACGGTGGAATGAATGGTCCTCAATTTTTTGCAGAGTTGGCAGAATGTTTGAAACCCTTTCCATTTCCAACCCATGTTGTTTTTAGCATAGACGGATTGGAAGATACTAATCATCTGTATAGACGTAATGTACAATGGCACAAGGTTATGGAAAATGCAAAAGCATTCATAGACGCAGGTGGACTTGCACGTTGGCGTATGCTAGTGTTCAAGCATAATGCACACCAACTAGAAGAAGCAGAACAGTTAAGCAAAGACATGGGCTTTGGTGCGTTTGATATAAATGGCGGTTATACGTTTAGTGCTATAGATAGTGTAGTAAATACAGCTATGGAGCAGTTTAAGGCTAGTAAGAAGGATACTGCACGTACTATTACATATGAAAAGAAACATTTAGATAACGTAAAACGTGTTGAAGGATTATTAGAAAAAGGATTTGATAAAGGTTGTATTACTTGTAAGTGGCAGAAAAAAGGCAAGATACAAATAAGCCATATGGGCGAAGTGTTTCCATGTTGCTATACACTAGCAGATAGATATCCTAAAGACCTAAACAGTCCGTATGGTAAAGACATAAACACTATTAAATGGTTAAACGTAAACGATATGCCACTAACAGATATATTAGAAAGTAATACATTAACAGATCCTATGAACAAGAGATTTAAAATTTGTGAGGTAACTTGCGGTGAAGTGTAAATATTTAGAACATCAGGCAATGATACGTCCTGACGGAGAGTTCCGTATGTGTTGTATTAGTACAGAAAAGACTAATAAAGAAAACATAAACGATATGTCTCCTGAAGAATGGTTAGCTAGTGAAACTCCTACAAAGGCTAGAGAACAATTAGCAAACAATCAGTTTCCAAAGGCTTGTCAAAAATGTGAGCTTATGGAACTAGCAGGTAAACCAAGTATGCGTCAAAGACCAAGAGAGTATGGTCCAGGCATAAGCCATTTAGACATACGGTTTGGTAATCAATGTAACCTACGTTGTACTATGTGCTATCCTGGTAGTTCAAGTAGCTTGTATGAAGAACACAACGAGCTAAAAGCTAAAGGTCAAGAAAGCCCATGGGGTTGGTTTGATTACGGATTGTATAATTGGTATACTGATGAACAAGGCGAAACACTTGCACGTAATCCTAATCTAAGAGAAGTATACCTAACAGGTGGTGAACCTATGATGGTCAAGGGCTTAAACAAGTTCTTAGGAAAACTAGACCCTTCAGTGGAAGTAAGATTTAACACTAACGGTACACTATTCAATCCTAAGGTGTTTAACGAATTAAAAAGATTTGATCGTGTTAACATGAACTTTAGCATTGACGGTATAGGTAAAACAAACGATTACATACGTTGGGGCAGTGATTGGGATACTATCGAATACAACTTAAACAAGTTTAGAGAAGTAGCTGATGTAAGTTTAGGACCAACAGTACAAATAATGAATGTACTAGATCACGACACTTACATAGAATACGCACAGGCTAACGACCTAGAAATATTTGATAACTTATTAATGACACCTGATAGCTTACATATTAAAAATGCACCTCAGGCTATGAAGGATAACATAAAGCATTTTGATTATTGGATGTCACAACCAACAAGCATAGAAAAGCAAGACGAATTTAGAAAGTGGATAGGAGTGTTAGATAAACACAGAGGCGTAAACATAAAAGATTACTTACCAGAAGTAGCAGGGTATTATGGAATTAATTAAAGAGAACAAAGAAAAGCAACGTAAGGTCTATAAGCTAGAAGATAGATATAGAAAAGTCTGGGAAGGCGTACATCAAGAAATGATGGAAGAACACGTTGCGGTATTGAATACAGTAATGGAGGGTTGGGTAATTGATTGTGGAGTAACTACAAACTCAACATGGATTGATTACCATATAGTTCCAGGTGTACCTGCAAATACATTTGAACATACCCCGGAGTTTGTTAGAAAGATATATGACTTCTGTATAGACAGCATTAAACAAACGTCACCTTATGTGCATTATGATTGGGTGTTGAGTAACATCTTAATTGACGGAGATAATATGTATCTTATAGATTGGGATAACGTAGGATTGCACGAACCGTTAGATATACACAAGAAATTGGATAGTGATCTAAGGAGTGCTTTTGGAGAGAAATATGATGAAATGCTTGGCACCTTGGCATAGTATTTTGGTACGTTTTAACGGTGATATAGTACCGGACGGAGTGTACTTAAAACGTTACGGAAACGTGCTACAAACACCTTTAAATGACCTTTTAAACAGCTATACAGCGTCATACACACGTGATTCTATCCGTAGTGGAGTGTTACCGCCCGAGTGCGAACAATGTGCTTTAAAAGAAGCTTCTGTGGGTCATAGCAGGCGTAAATTTTTTGAAGATATTTTGAATCCTATGGTTAAGGACAAGGGATATGATTACTCAAAAGACTTCACAGATATCTACTTTTTGGAGTTTAATATGAGTAATATATGTAACCTAAAATGTCGTATGTGTGACGGTATCAATTCTAGTGCTTGGGTCAAGGACGATCTTAAACTTGCACAAAATGGTAACCCGTATTTTAGAAGAACTGACGATCCAGAATTTGGTTACACTAATAAAAGCGATCAGATCATAGAAAAATTATTCGAGGATCCCACACCATTTATGAACTTACGTTATCTAAGTATCAAGGGTGGAGAACCTTACATGGAGCCTGCAAACAAAAAGATATTGCAGAAGTTTATAGACTTAGGAGTTGCAAAAAATGTTACACTTGACTGGACAACGAATGGTACGATCGTTGATGAAGAAATACAGGAACTTGCTAGACACTTTGGCGAAACTAAATGGACAGTAAGTTTAGAAGGAACAGGTAAGCTGTATGAATACATTAGAGGTGGAAAGAACTTTACGTTTGATCAACTAAATGAAAACCTAAAGCAGTACGACTTTGATAGAATTATTATTGCTGTAACTGTTATGGCATATAATATTGCACACCTAGATAAGATATGGTGGTGGTTTGAAGAAAATAAAAAAGACAACTGGGAAATATATTTTAATAATGTAGTTGCTAAACCGCCTTACTTGAATCCTAGAATATTACCTAACGAGATACTAGATAAGATTGATTTTAGATTTCCTAAGATTACATATGAACAAGATAAGGAACTAGGTAAACATATAGACTTGTTTGTAAACTATACTAAAGATCTAGATAAGATTAGAAATACAAGTGTGTTAGATTATTGTCCTGAACTTAAAGATCTGTTTGTATAGGATCAAGTGCTATATAGTGAACGTTGGTGTAAGTAGGACTATCAATTACCCACTTAACAAGTTGCCCTGCTTGTTGTAAACTAATTTTGTGTTTATCGTCTTTTAATTTTTGTGTTTTAGAATTTAGTTGACCAAAAGCAATATTGCTCATACGTATTTTACTATTACCCCAACATACATTCTTACAAAGTTCTTTGCTTCTTTTATCAAGTGCAGTTTTGTTTTCAAGATACCCTTCCGGACTATAACCGTCACCCCAGAAACTTGTTGTACTGCTGATATTAATTATATGTCCTCTTTCAAACTTATCGTATACAGCATTTAATATATCTACCTGTTCTCCATCAGGACCATACTGACTGTTTACAAATACATCAAAGTCTTTCGCATAGTTGGCGACTTTTTCAAAGTCTCCTAGATCCCAGTCATTCCATCTGCCAATGAACTCTACCCTATTATGATTATATGCTTCATAGATACCTTTGCATAAACCTTCGTAGTTAGGATTTCCTGTTACTAATATTTTGCTCATAGTTCTGCTACTTGTTCTTTCTTAATGTATATGTCGCTTAGACAACTGCAAATGCTTTTACCACATACTATAGGTTCTGTTGGCAACTTGTATCTTTCTAAATTACCTATTGCTCCACCGAACTGACAGTCTGCTCTATACATATTGCCCCACATATCTATATTTACTCCGTCAACACCTGCCCAACATTTCCAACCTACAAATTTGTTCTTACCTTCTAGTATTAGTTGATTAGCGTCTACGTCTTTGCTATCCTTGAACCAGTCATTGTATTGTAATTGCATTTCGCCTCTGTGTACATCTCCGAAATGTATATCTCTACTAAAGGGCCAATTCTTAATTGTATCCTTTTGTTGCTGTGTATATGTAACAACTTCATTTGTAATACTTTCACTAGATGTTTTATCTACAATAACTTTAGGCTCAATACTTGCTATATCTGTATTGCTATAAATTAGTTCTGATATCTTAAATGCTTCTTCAAAGTCTGTTGGCAATAACATCATGTTTACAACTGTATTGATTCCGCTTTCATTTATTACTTTTATAAAATGTTCTGGATCTGCGTATGCTTTATGATAGCTTAACATCATAGCATCTGTATAGGGTGCAATACGTTTGAAGTACTCTGGCTTTTGACTTCCATTACTTACAAATGTAAACTTATGTCCTTGCTCCTTGGCACACTTTGCCATGTCTATAAAGTGTTTCCAATACGTAGGTTCACCACCACTTATTCTAAAACAGATATCCTTGTTTACTTTTAAATTTTTTATAAAACGTTCTACAGTTTCCCAACGTGGTTGTCCTGTGCTACCATTGTGTAGTATGTCGGGGCAGTACTCACAACGATAGTTACACTTATTAGATAGTGTCCAACTAACTAAGAACCAATCGTTTTTTGTAATGTCCTTGTATACTAGTTTCATTTAGTAATCCCACTTTTGCCATGGACCTTCTATTGTTATTGATGTTATATCTTTATCATTCATTACATCTATAATCTTTGTGGCTACACCATCAACGGGCAATTTAGCTGTATCAAATCCTTCTGTCATAGGCGTGTCCATCCAACCTATTTTAATATTTACTACTCTACACTTTTTCTCTATGTGTTGTAATCTCATGCAGGCTTCGTCTAGTGCTTTTTTATGTATAGGATAAAATCCCATTTGATAATTTATATGTTTTATTTCAGAAGCAGTACTGCTAATGTTTATAATTGTTTTATCCTCATTCATCCACTTTAAAAAAACTTTTTCTAACATATTAGCTTGATGAAATCCATCATACGCATTGTTAATAAAAACGTCACAACTTAATAAGGCGTCAATCCAAGGATCAGGATTTTTTATGTCATGATGACTGCCTAAGTCAAATCCTATACTATCTGGTATGCGTGTATAAAGTTCTTTACCTAGTCCTGACAAATGTCCTGTGATTCCTACTCTCATAATCCGTGTACCTTTTCCATTTCTTTTAACGTATCTGGTATTGCATCAAAGTATTCTTGGTCTGCATTAATAGGTACAATAAACCTAAAATGCTTATCACTTTTGTTTATCATAAAAGTAGTGCCAAAGTTTCCGCTGATATTCCAACCATCGATTGATAAATTCTGTCTTGCAAGTTCTATAACATTATTAACGTTATCCATATACTTGTAATTTTCTAAAACGTTTAAGTATTCGTCCATACACAATACACCTGACAGGGTCATACTGTATGTGTGTCCATGTAACCACTTTCCGTCTTTTATTTTTTCATGTACTTTCTCATTAAACATAGCCATTGATAACGGAAAGAAGCCTCCTGTAATTGCCTTGCCCATTACAAATAGATCAGGCTTAACAGGTTGTTTACTCCAACCAAAGAAGTCTCCTGTTTTACCGCCACCCATAAACACATCATCTATGATTACGAGTACATCATGTTTGGCTTGTATCTCATTTACTTTATTCCAAACGTCATACCCATAAGGTGATATATCTTGATCATGTGGACAAGTTTCTACAACGATACAAGCAACATCGTCCCAATCAACTTCCTGTTCTAAATTATTGCGTGATAATTTAATTACGTTTTGATATGGATCCATTCCGTAGTATGCACTTTGAAAGTGTACATCTCCAACACTCATTGACAGTAAAGTTGATCCATGATACGCATCGTCAAATGATACTATTTTCTTTCTAGTATTTCCACATCTTTGATGATATGCAAAGGCTAACTTGATAGCAACTTCTACTCCGTCACTTCCTGATAATGCAAACACAGGTCTGTATCCATCGGTCATGTTATACAATCTATTTGCTAAATCAATGTGTGGTGAATTTACAGCTGGTCCTGAATGACCAAAAAACAAACTGTCACCTGTCTCGTGTTTGAATCCTTTCATTCTAGTACATACTTTATCAATGATACCATGGTCGTCATATCCTAGACTAAACGCACTATAATATAAAAGGTTGTCAATTAACTTGACTCCGTCTTTAATTGTGCCAAACTTCCAGTGTTCAGTGTCTACACTTACGTCAGTCTGTTGTCCTAGTATTAGTCCTTTATATTCCATTACATATATCTCCCAAGCTCTGGAAATGTTTTTCTAAAGTCTGTTTCACGTCTTTCATCTGTTATCTTTAAGTATTCTTGTAGTGCAGGAAGTTTGTTTCCCCAATCATCTTGCATCATGTATTTAATTAGTCCTCTCCAACGTTGAGCACCGTATGGGTGTTGATTAAATTCTAAATTAAACTTCTGTCTGTCAATAAAATTTTCAATCTTTTGTTTAGCCCATAGTTTTGCTTCTTGTGGTAGTACTTGTACATTTAGGTACGATGGCAAATAAACCAAATGCGTTCCTATGATTCCGCCGCCAAACATTGATGGATTAATCTTGCTAAAGCCTTGATCCATTTTCCATTCAGCTAATTCATCTATGTAACCTACGTTTAATAATTGTATTGCACAGGCAATATTGATAACCGTATTATCCTTTGTATTTTGATCTAATCTCTTTAAGTTGGTTTCAACGTCCGACCACTTGCTTGGGTAACGTATATAATCATTACGTTCACCATATGCGTCAATGCTAAAATTAAAACGTACTTCCTTAAAATGATCCCATAGTTTAAATAACTTGTCTGGTAATTCTAATCCATTTGAATTATATCGTAGGTTGCAATTTTTTGCATATCCTTCGTCGACCATAAACTCTAATATTTTATAATGTTCAGGTATTAGTAACGGTTCTCCGCCTGCAAAGTACAGTTCTTGTATATGCTGTGCCTGGTCTTTCATTGAATCTATAAACGATCCTTTTTTATACCAGGTATAATCATATTGATCGTCCCAACCTTGGTCAGCAACTAGGTCCTTGTTCTTATACTGCGGATACTGTAGTTTCCATTCTTTAATCCAACTTGAACTATCATGTGGACTACACATAACGCATTTCAATTGGCATAGGTTACCTAAACGTAAATCAAAGTAAGGAATGTTTACAGGTGCAGTACCATCTTCCTTTGTACTTGCAATAAGTTTATCAAAGTCTAAACGTTCTTTCCATTCTGCACTTTCCCATTGGCGTTTACTTGAAATACCTTTTGCTTCTTCATTAAAGCATTTAGTACAACTGGCAGGTATTTCGCCATTGAGCATTTGAAGTCTTGTTCTTCTCATGTGTTCGCTGTTCCATACTTCTTCTATTGTATGGTCACGTAGGTTCATAGCAATACCATCTTTCTTAACAAGTCCTGCTGTCTTTTCATCTTGTTTACCCGCACCACTGGCATTGGCAGTACAGCAAACTCTAACATCTCCGTTAGGTCGTGTCGCTAAATGTATCCAGGGTAGTGGGCAAAATGTTTTACTCATTTTATTGCTAATCCTACTTGTTCACCTATTTGTTTATATTCCAATATCTTTCCTGTAACTGTAGACTGTTTCATGTTTTCGTAGTTGATTCCTTTTAGTGTAATACAATCTCCTACTACCTGTGCAAGTACTCCTACTGCACTATGACAATCACCGTCTAAGAACTTCAATGCTGTACGTTCTGCTAATACACTATAAAATGTATCCAAGTGGTTTATTTGCCTTACTAGAGCTGTGTAAGGGCTCATAGTACGTGTCTGTACAGCAATAACACCTTGTCCAACCGCTGGTAACATTTTATCAAAGTCAAATGTATGTGTTATATATTTTTCTAATCCTAGTATTTCAAGTCCTGCTCTTGCCAAAATAATGGCATCATAATCACCGTCATTTAATTTCTTAATGCGTGTTGCAATATTTCCTCTGATATGTTTTATCTCAAAGTCTACCTTAAAGTTATTTTTAAGTTGTGCTATTCTTCTTGGACTACCTGTTCCTACTCTTGCACCTGGAAAGAATTTACCCAAGTAACAATCTCTTGGATCGTTACGTTTTAATACTGCCGCAAGTATTAACTCTTTTGGCATTACAGTTGGTAAGTCCTTTGTGCTGTGTACAGCTACATCAACAGCACCATTGTACAATTCATCTTCTATGCGTTTACAAAATACTCCTTTGCCACCTATGTCAGCAATAACTTTATCTTCGTGGATATCTCCATCTGATTTGATTGGAACAATTTCTACAGTACAGTTTAGTTGTTCTAATTTTCTAGTTACTATTTCTGCCATTGACAATGCTAGTTCACTACCTCTAACTCCTACCCTTACTTTCATTTGTTTTTCCTTCCAACTAACATATACCTTGTATACTTAGGCAGTTCAAGTTCTGCTTTTTCAGATACATTTAATTTACTTTTCCATTCAAACTCTTTAAGGTCCTTGCTACAGTTTACGTGTTCATCTAATTCAAAGTAATTGTTACTTTGTAAAATAATTTGTGCTCCATCTGGTACTTTGTCTAACCAAGTGTTGTATTGTTCTTGTGTGATATGTTCACAGCTTGTATTGATAACAAAGTAAGGCTCTCTAGTATATTCATATTCACACATATCAGCAGTTACACTTTCAAACTTACCTTCCATCTCATAACGTTTGTTCATTGTACTTGCTATTTCTTTACACTTAGGATCTATGTCAATGCTTGTTATGTGTTTGCAACCTAGTTCACTATTGAACATCATACAAGCTAGTACTCCGTTCCAACCGCCATGTATTACAAACTCTGCATTTCTAATAGACTTGTGTTTTTCAAGTGCTTCAATTAGCCAGAGCTTACTTTTAATCTGACCGTCCCAGAAACTCTCAAGTGTACGTTCTTTATCTTCGCTGTTACGTATTGCGTCCATCCAGAACTTTATATCGTGTATATCTATTTTCATTAAAAGCCTATTCTTATTCCTATACTGTGATTATCTCTAATAACATCATAATTATAAACAACATTATACGTATGCCATATGGATCTATATTTCTCAGGTATCATCTTTGTTGCTTCATAGTGTGCAAATCCTCTAGCAATAAAATAAGTTATAACTTGAAACTCATTTGGGTGCTTACCTAATATTTTATTCTTTTCATAATAGTTGTCATTGTTTGCTATTTCTAAAGTCTGTAACATATCTATTGTTTGTAATATATTAAAAGCAATGATACCTGCCTTATCAGTTTCTGTTAAAGGTTCTTTGTAAAACTGTTTTAAATCTAATGCTTTACTGTCTCCTACCGAAACTATAATACACATAAAAATTGCTACTAATAATAATCTCATTTTCTAACTTTCTTATTATACTCCAATGCTTCTTGTAACAAAGTTAAGTCAACGCCGTTTTGTTTTGCAGTATAAATTATTGCTTGTATGTCTTTAGGAAAACAATGACCACCAAAGCCTCTTTCCTCTGTAACTTCTGTGTGGCTTGAACCTATTCGTCTATCTTTTCCTACACCTTCAGCAACCTTATCATAGTCTACACCTGTAGCTTTACACAGATCATAAACTTGATTAAAGAAAGCAACCTTGTTTGCTAGAAAACTGTTGCGGAAATATTTAACAAGTATTAATTCTTCTGCTTTATTGTAAAGGTTAATTGTTGGCGTACCAAACATAGTTACTAATATTGTACTCCAAAACTGTGTGTTACCTTCTGCTAACATAAAATATTCTGAATTAGCTAAATCTTCTGTTGCTGTTTTGTTTCTTAAAAACTCCGGACTAAATGTAATATCATGTTTGGGGAAGTCTTGTTTTATTGCCTTCCAACCTTCTAAACTTATTGTGCTTTTAATTATTATAGGCACGTTAGGTACTCTGCTTATTACATCATACACAGAGTTTACTATACAAGCACCATTTTCAAATGATGGTGTTGCTGTACATATGATTACTCCGTCTATGTCCTTGCTTATATCGTTATAGCCCTTCATTGGATCGTATATCTCAACATCAAAGGAAGGTCTTAGATATGTTTCATGTGCTTTTCCTACTGTTCCATATCCTGCTACTAATATTTTCATGATCTCTCCACGAACTGTTCGTTTAATTTGTCAAAACTACCACATTGTTTTGAACACTCTTTAAGTCCTGTACTGTTCCAACACCCTGCAATAAGATCAAAGTACCCACTTGCAAAGATACTTTTCAAGCTAGTGTCGTTTAAGTTTGGCCATATCTTAATTTTATTCAAATAGTCTATACGATTCTCGTGTGACGGTGGATAAAATTGTTGATCTAACCAACAACAAGGAGTAACTGTACCTAATGCACTTACGTATAACATACTGTCCTTAACTGCTTTACAGTTTATGGTTGGTAATGTTTCTGCAGATGCTTGTTTTACTTTGCTGGTCATCTCTTTACTCTTTTGTGATGGATACAAAGTATCTATTTGTTGTCCTTGTTCATTTAACACAGCAAACTTTCCGTCTTTGAAACGTGTAGTGTGCTTGACAGAGAAGTTTTCCATACCTAAACGTTTAGATAGTTCTCTACATTCATCTATCTGATGTTGATTATGTTCAAACACCAGCATATCCCATCTTGCTTTTCCACCTGCGTCTACAAAGGTCATAACATTGTGTATGATCTTCTTCCAGTCTGTGTTAATTCTATATTTTGCGTGTGTGTCTGCCAGGCCATCTATGCCAAACACAACATTTACTTTTAATTTTGCTAATTCTTTCCACCATTTGTCTGTACGACCACTGCCGTTGGTGTGCATTTGTAATCCCATGTGAGGATTTGACTCACGTAGGTATTCATATATCTGTAGTGTGTCCTTTGCAACTATAGGATCACCCAAGTTACCACACATTCCTAAATGATTTAACTGTTTAATAAAATCTACATCAAACCATTCCATAAATTTGTCAATGTTTATTTCATCTAAGCCCATGAAAGGATTTAACGGACCGCCATTCATTCTTCTAGCACACATAGGGCACTTTGCCTGACAGCGACTAGTCACTTCTAAATGAATTGCTCTTATATCCGTTAGGTTATACATTACTTTTGATTGAACCTTCGCATTGTTGCTTCTATTGTTTCGTCATTGGCGGCAACATTTACTATTAGCCAGTAACTATCTGTAAAACTACTGTTGAACAAGTAGTGCATTTTCAAAGTATCTATGAAATACATTCTACCTACTTCCCAATGTAACTGTTGTCCTTCTAATATAAAATTAAACTGTGGAGGATTTACATTACGTAATGGCATTATTAATCTAAACGTATCAATGGCCTCTCCGCTGTAATCCCAATCCCTGTGTGGAGGAAAGAATCCACCTGGACCAAATTTTAAAAAGTGTGTTCTGTAATAATGTCCTTCCCATGGTAATAACAAATCGTGTATCTGTTTGTTTAGCACAGGAGTTGCTTTGTTAAAGTCCTTTTCTCCGTACTCTGTACCATGCTCCTTGTTGTATTCATACAAGCTATCTAAATCAATACCATTAAAAGTACCGTCTGAACTTGTAACACTCAGTCCCCAACGATTAACATCTTTACGTGGGTTGTATTTTTGCCAGTCAAAGTCATTAGCCCAAGCAACCAGCATTTCTGCATCTGTTGTTGTTTCTAATTCTACTTGATTTCCGAATTGGCTTAAATCTCTATAGTCCATTACTATTACTTATCGTCCTTTCTTTTGGTATTTTGCTATCTGCACTACTAACACAGGTTGGAGTTATGCACGGCATTGGTGCTTTAAACAGCTCAAATCCGTCGTCTAACGTGCCTAGAGGCTCATCATGGCAACTATATGCACGTTTTACTTCTCCGCCTGGTTCTCGTATAATACAGCTTTGATAACCAGCCCAACAGTTCCAACCTTTGAACTTGTTGAAGCCAAAAGCATTTAATCTTTCTGCTTGGTCAACCCAATACTCTACTCCATTAACATCTTGTAACCGCATTTGTTTTTCATCTTGCTGACTGTCTTCTTGTAATATTTTCTTTTGGGCATCAGTATAACCACTAACGACAAAACTAGCGGTAGGATCAGACTGAGGCTTAAGAGTAACGTGAAGACCACGTTCAATGAATCGATTGCTTCTATCATAATATTCCTCCCAATGTTCAGGTACCATTACCTGATTAATAGTGACACCAACATCATTATCCTGTAAGAATAATAACTTGTCACCAAATTCTTCTTCATTTGAAAACTCAGCATGGTAACTTGCAGTAATGGTTCTTCTGTCCATAATGTGCGTTGCGTCGAGCCAGCGTTGCCACCAGCGTTTTGCAGGACTGCAATTACTTGTCATGTGTATGCTTAAATATTTGCTTTCATAATCCTCATAGTGTTTTACTAGATCTATAAATTTTTTATATGCTGTAGGTTCTCCGCCACTGAAACTAAAATGAAACTTGTCAAATCCATTTGCTCTTGCTTGACGTTTTATTTCATCTATTGCTCTAGTGTACACTTCAAATGGTCTGTGGTCAACTGTACTGCTTCTAGCATACGGCCAACAATAGCTACAATTATAGTTACAAAAACGTCCAAGGATCCAGCTTACGTTAAACACACCTTTGTCTAACATATTCTTATGTCCTAGTTTTGTAATATCCTTAAATGGTATCATTCATCTCGTCCATATGGAAACGTTCTTGTAACCAATCAAAATCATTTATTTTTGCTAGTAAGCTAGGTGCAGTCCTATTAGTATGACCAAAGTCACGACCGCTCCTAGCACCTCGTATACAAAATAGTCCGAACTCTTTTTCTTCTCCTTTTGTACACCATGCGTTGAGTCGTTGTTCTGTTTCTTCATTTTCTTGTCCTTGTATTACTTTGCTAGATAACTTAACACATTCTCTAAAAGCACTTTTCCAAGTACTAAACTCATCTGTGTTAAAACTAGTGATGTTACTCACGATTGGCATAGCCTTGAATCTATCACTTATACTGGTAGTCATATCAGTACTGCTAACGTCTACGTTCATGGTGAGTCGTCTTGGTAGGAGTTTAACACCCCCATACCCGTAAACTAAATTGTTGATAGGATTCTGGCTACGCCAAACATGGACACAATCTAAATCATAATCACTTACTTTATGATCTAAATTGAATTCTGGTAATAAGTCTGCATCACCGTCAATGACCCAAAACATCTTTGTATGACATTTCTTTGCGGCCTTGATGTGTGCTTGGTGTATTCCTTTTACACCGTGAACTCTCTTTGTATTAGGATAACGTTCTAGTAAACGTTTATATCTTTCATCTGCGTCAGGTTCATTATAACTTATAAAAACTGCATCATACATAAAGTTCTAGCTCGTACGCCAGTTGCTCCTGTAAAGTTCTATCTGGGTGACAGTTATCAGGAAACAACGGACTTTCATTCATAATCTTAATTACTTCTTCGTAATCATCAACTATTCTTTTAAATTCATTGTCAGGGCCTTCTGGTATATCTGGAATACCTAGCTCTGGTTTTTGTCGTTGAAATAAACGTAAACTTTCTGACGCACTTTCAGTTAGGTCAGGTCTACGCCTTCTAATATTATCTATAGTCTGCCAACTACTAAACATTGGTACAGGTCTATTAATAAGTTTGGCCATCCAGTCTTTGTGAATATGTTTCACAAATGTGTGGTGTTCTTTTAATTCTACTTTGGTCCAACCTTCTATTATTACCCAAGGTATGTTGGTTTCTTCATATATTTTTTGTGCACCATCTAATGCGTGTTGTAATAATCCGTCATTTATTTCTTTAATTGTTTTTGCATTTTGTACAAGATCATCTGATGCTTTGTAGTACTTGTCTAGGTCATATAACCCTGCTTCATCTGATAGCTGTTTTAAATCTCTACAAGGTTCTGAAATCATCCATACAATACAATCAGGATTGTAAAATACAGGACTTGTAAAGCAAGGTGCTAGTCCTAGTGCTTCTTCTACTTTATATAATGCTTGAAAGTTACCACAGCCGCCAAACGCATAGTTAACTGTTGCGTGTCCTTTTTGATCTAAGTAATATCCAAAGCCTGGCCAAACAACCTGAAAGGGTTTAGCATGATCGCCTTCTAAATATTTTTCTTTATTCCATGGACGAAATACTTCTGGGTGATTAGGATTCGCACAGGCAGGTCCTGGAACAATAGTTCCCCATTCTCCTAGTGCGTTGCTATCACCTGCTATTAGTATTTTACTCACAAATTATACCTTTGTTTTTCCTTGTGTTTCCATAATAAACTACGTTGGTTCCTTTGTATGTTCTCCAAGGATCGAACACAGGTACGTTATCAGGAACTGTATCTCCTTCATGTACCAACACATAGATCATTGGCTTTTCTTTTACAACATAACCGCCATGTTTTTTTATGTAGTGTTG